GAAATCCCATGAGTTGGATCATACAGCCTAGACTCGGTATCGGCTTAGACATCGAACATAACGAGATCAATCGTTACTGTATCGCTGACGATGACGGTAAAGAGGTAACAGTCTGTTTCGTTGGTCTGATCATCAAGATTCCATTCCTGATGATCCTGATCGGTGAATTTTTCGATGAATAAATGAAAAAGCCCCTGCAATGTTCCCGATAAGGAACCTTGACAGGGGCTTAGTTATTTCAGAAGTTCTGCTTCTGCTTCTCTTCGCCGTGTGAGTCCTCGTAAGACCCTACCGGCTGCTTTGTTCCACTTCAAACACTCTTGGGCTGCTTCGTCCCAGTCTTTCTCATTGATACGCTTCCTGAAGGTACTGACTCTGAGGTTACCTAGACCACAGTTGTAGGCCCATGAGATCACAGCCGCTAGTCGTCTAGGAGGTTCATCCTTCAAGCCAGGACACAGCTTCAGAACACCGGCACAGAAGTACTCTAAATGCTCGTCTAGGGCCTCTTCACACTGTTGCATGTTCCAGACCGTATCTGGGCCTATCCCCGGGCCTGTGGCACCATATCCGATTGTCCACGGTGCTCCACCAGTACCGGGATCAGGATAGGCTTTGACAGCCCCTGAAGGAAGCACCTTAGCGCATCCTTCAAAGGGCTTGACTAGCAGGTTCTTACAGAGTTCAATTGCGGGATTCATTGAAAGAGTTCCGTTTAGAACAGTTCTCAGACGCTGTTATAACCTGAAGGTTCCAAGGAACATGCAGACCACATACCTGCTTAGATCGTAGCGGTACGATATGGTCTACATGGTGCTTAACCCCAGTTACTTCAGAACGAAGCTTAGCTATGTGGTACGCTTCTTGAATAAACCACTTATCATCCTCTGAAAGCCATGAAGGGCACGCTTGCATTTTCTTTGTATGTCTTTCCATACAATTAGCATTGTGTTTTTCACGGTTATTCTCCTTCCAGAGTTTGACTCGTTGCTTAACTTTTTCTGCGTTAGCTAGATACAGCAGTTTACTCTTTTCAGCTATTTTATCTTTATTGTCTAAATAATACTGCTGTTTCTGCTGCTTTACCTGCTCTTTCTTTCTGAGTCTGTACTGGCGATCCCATTCGGACTTCGCCTGTTTCCTTTCTTCTTCAGTAAAGTAAAGCTTTTTCATGCCTTAGCTTCTCGCTTCTCTAACGGCCTTCCGAGGAAGTAGAATGTCAACACCATCATTAACATTGCAAAGTCGTCCGGTGTCCAAATCTCTTGCATAATTTGAATAGCTGGGAGTCCGCTATTGACTGCATAAGACACGCTAATAACTTTTACAGCAGTATACAGTCCAAACAGCAGCCAAGTAATGCCAGGGCGAACCAAAGCAGAAATGCTTGCAACCCACTTGTAGGCTTTCTTATCAGCTTCTGCCTGCTGCTTAAATGCCTCACCGATTGCATCAATGTTTGCCTTGCTGAAATCAACATACTTTTCTTCCATCTTGTACTCACCTCGCATCTTTTCGAGGTCAGTCTGAAGGCTAAACATCTTCAGTTCGTGTGATCGTTCATCTTTACGGTCAAGCCACTTGAGTACTTCGGGAGCCAGTCGGAACAGACCCCCGAAGACACTTCCTAGTAACCCTCCACCGAGGACTTCAAACATTATTGATCTCCAATAAGTTCAGTAAGAGGACGAACAGAGAAGGCTTGGAAGAATGCACGCCGGGTACGATCATCCATGCCTGCTGTCAGTGCAGAAGTAACTTCTTGAATCTTTGACTTAGGAATCTGAGTAGTCATAAACTCAGCTAACTTCGGAGGATCAAGCATCAATTCCGTAATACGGCGATTAAACTCTGCCTTGTTGCCTCTTTGCAACGCATCTAAAGTATTATTGAAAATGGTTGCTGTTGCTGAAAGGAACTGAGGAAGCCTTGCTTTCTCTTGAACCTCAGGCGCTGCTCCAGACTGTTTAGCCAAAGCTGCTGTTCGTGCCTTCCGTTCCAAGTCTGCCCTAACAGAATTAACAGTAGAGACTTCAGTAGGAGTCAGTAATTGATTCAATCGCTGATAGCGAGGAATATCAGTTCCTGCCCTCTTAATAGTCTGTGCTGCATTATCTACTGCATTTGCAAAGACACCAGCAGTTTCTTCGTCAAGGCTTGTACGGAGCTTAGACGCAAGTGCTTCACCTACACGCATACGGTCAATTTTCTGACTGTACTTGCTATAAGAATCTAAATACTTGCTCCATAAACCGTCTGAACTTTTGTCGAAGGCAGCATCAATAAACTTCTTAATTGATCCTGCTGCTTTTGCTTCTTGCTCAGACAAACCACCTTGCATTGGCTTTTTACCAGACTTGTCCAGATAAGCAATGATGTTACGATTTAAGTCTTTACGGATATTTTCGTAAACATCACGACTGCTTAAGATTCCATTTTCATCTGCTTTTGATCGGATTCGTGATGCAAACTCAGAGAAGATTTCTTTAGCCATGTCGTTCTGAGTTCCGCGAGAAGCAGCCTCTAAACGAGCAACTAGATCGTCAGCACGCAGGGGGAAGAATCCATTCTGCTCTAAGCTGTCTTTTTGGAACATCTTCATCTGTGCTTCAGATCGTTTCTGCGCCGCTATGTCTTTGTAGGACATGGAGGTTTTTCTGGCTTCTTCTGCTATATCTCCTGCTGTCAAAAAGCCGGGTCTTCCCTGAGCAGCAACTGCTTGCTTAGTCCTAGAAGCCAATCCGATCATTCCAGCAGTTTGTTCCGCTGCGGCAACACTATTAAACTTGTCGGAAATATCTTTCTCAAGTCGTCCTATGATTGAACCAGCAACATCAGTCTGTTGTAATGCCGTTTCCCTCAACCTACCAGTTTCTGCGTCTCTACGGGCTTTTACTGCCGCCTGTTGTTCAGGAGTTCCTGCAATCTTATTAATAGCATCTAAACGAGCTTGTGCTTGCTGAGCTTCCCGTGTTGCAAAAGCACCCTTAGGACCACCAAGCTGACTTGCTGTCTTTTGTTGCAGTGCAATAAGTTCAGCAGCCGAGGGAATATCAGACAATGCTTCAGCAGCCGTGGGACGAGAACCTGTTACAAGTTCCTTAGCGTCTTGTAGAGCAGTAATAACTGACTGACGCTCAGGGCCAGCTAAGCCGTTCAAGTACTCTTGCAAAGCCTGTTGACGACCACGCTGAGTCAGCCCAGAGCCTGCTTTGTACACCTTTGCAGACAGCGCCACAAGACCTTCTGCCGCAGGGCCAAAGACAGTACCTAGACCTACCTGTAAGCCCTTCTGTAATGCAAAGTCACCCTCATTAGCCCCCTCGACTGTGGACACAGCGCCCTGTAAGGCACCCGTACCAGAAGCCTGCGCGAGACGACCGCCCTTGGCAATCGACAGCAGTTTATTCAGGGGTGAAACAACCATGCCAACCGTACCGGCAACATCAAAGCCTTCAGGCTTGGTTGCCTGAGCTACAACATCAACTGCACGATTGATTGTTTGAGACTGTCCACCAGTTGCAAGCTGAGCAGCACCTAAAATCGGTTCCACAACCGCCCCACGAATCAGTCGAGCAGGCATGCTTTTCAGTGCTTCTTCCTGAATAATCTGACTCATTGGGCGATCCCAACGATTGGCCGGTTCAGCTTGTGGCTGTTGTGCCTGGGGAGTGGCCTGAGAAGTTGTCTGTGCCGCTAAAGCCTCTAAGTCTTGTGTAGTAAGCTCCCTGTCAGAATTAAAGGTCACGCCATTAATGGTGTACTTTGGCATATCAATCCTCTCGTGTTACTTGAACACCTGAAGGTAGTGTAATTGTTGTTTGTTTTGGTTTACCACCGGTGCCAGTTACTTTAGCGCCTTGCTTACTGGTTCCAAAGTCTTCGTTATAGTTCTTAACAACCGTATTGGCTGCTCCTTGGGTACGACGCAGAACACCACGAAGATCGTCCAAAGCGGCCTTAACTGCATTCGTGTCATTCTTTGCCAAGGCACCTACAACCTGATCACGGGCACGCTGAGCATCACCTTCAGTCTGAGTACCCTTAGCCAACAGAAGCAGGTTATTAGCAGCCTCTAAGACAAAGCGATTAAACTTGTCTTTCTCGACATCTTCCTCAGAAGCACGGCCAGTAGCTAAAGCAGCCTGAGAACGCAGATTTCTAATAACACCAAACTTTAGTTTACCTTGATCAATTTGTGTTGCAAAGTTATCCAAACGCTCTAAGGTACCTTCTGTTTGTTGGATAATACCCTGTGCCTCAGAAAGAGCCTTTCGATCACCGGCTGTGGGCTTAGCCTGCTTTCCTTCCTGCATATCTTTACGAAGTTGTGCAATCTGCTCTGCGCTATCCGCACGAATACGAGCAACTTCAGCAGCATTTGCGCCCATTTGTTGAGCTACTTGAATTCTTCCTTCAGTCTGTAAACGAATTTCGCGTTCACGAGCATCGAAGCGTTCTTGTCTAGCAGCGGCAGCAGCTTGACGAGTTTCAATGGACTTAAGAATCTTGTCAGGATCGCCATACTTACGAACAACCTTAGCAACATCGTCATCAGTAGCATCATCAGGAAGTTTAGCTAACTCATCCCGAAGTCTGTTTTCTTGTGTAATACTAAATTGTTTTTGACCAGCTTCTGCTCTGGCTTTTTCAGCCTTAGCCTTGATTTCACCAAGTTGTTCTTGACGAAGCATCATCTGCTGTGCGTCTTGAGCAACCTGTCGAGCAGCCTGAGTATTTCCCATACGCTGCAAGGCTTGAGAAAACTGCATCATTCCTTCAGCAGTATTAGTATCAAACTGCTGTGCCATAGCACGCATCTGCGAAGCCTGCTCAAGCATCGGATCACGAGCGCCTAAAGCACGACCAATTCCAGTGATTCCTTGATACAGGCCAGCAGCCAACTGAGTCTGAGGATTCATGTTGGCAAACTGCATAGCACGCTGTCGATCAACTTCAGCCTGTGCTTGCTCAGGGCTAAGACCTTGGTTCAACAAACCAAGATAAGGATTACTCATCATTCCGTCAGCCATTATTAGCCTCCAAAGAGTTTGCCGATTAACTTAGCAACCGGATCAGCAAGGACATTGCCAATGTTCTGAACACCGCCAATGACAGCAGCATTTCGAGCAGCTTCAGTCTGAGCAGCAGCGCCTTGGCTATTAAGCAATGCCTGAGCAGCAGCAACATTGCCAGTACCTAACTGAGCACCAGTCATCAGAGGCTGCATGCCAGTCTGCTCAACACCAGTGGCTTGTTGGAAGCCAGTGCTGAACGGAGCAAGAGCAGCTTGCTGAGCACCATATCCACCCTGCTGGAGATTCAGAGCACCGCCAAGCAAACCTTGGCCGAACTGAACCTGTTGCTGACCGGCCTGTTGTGCCTGCGCAGCCAACTGAGCATTACGCTGTTGCTGTGCGTTGTAGAAGGCTTCCATAGCCGGGTTAGCAGCACGCAGACCAGGAGCACCCATCGGAGTAGCGCCAGTAGCGCCCATCGAAAGACCACCAGTACCGCGACGGAACTGAGAAGTCTGCAACTGAGCCAGTGCACGCTCATCCAAAGGAGCCAGCAGTTCTTGCTGTTGTGCAAGATAACGCTGTGCAGCAGCCTGCGGAGACTCAGCAACGTACTGCTGTCCTAAGCCAAACAAGCCTTGAGCAGCTTGATTGACTTGGTTCTGCATGGCTTGCTGTTGCTGTGCCTGTTGCAGTGCTCCACCAGAGATACCCAGCAGAGCTTCCCGCATAGCAGCTACATCAGGAGCTACCTGATAGCCAGCGCCAATCAAACGACCATCCGGGCCGTACTGGAAGCCACTGCGACCAAAGCGAGTGGTAACGCCAACAGGACGGAACTGTGATTGAGCCGCTGCAGCCTGCCCAGCCTGCTGTTGTGCACTAGATAATTGATTCAGACCATAAACGTTACCGACGGTACTAAACAGTCCTCCCAGCAGCTTGGAAATATCAATACCGCTATCAGAAGCACCTCCAGCAGCAGTAAATCCAGTCTGCATGGAAGTAGGAATGGTTCCTAATTGTCCGCCGCCAAGCAAAGAGAAATCAGTAGCCATTAGTAGGTACCTCCATCAATGGTACCAGAGAATGTACCAGACAGTGTAAGAT